TATATTCTTTTCCAAGTTCACTTTTAATAAAATATTTTTGGATAAGTTTTAAAGACTCTGAGTCTTCACCATTAAGGGTATCTGCCGTTACTCGGCGAACCAATAGTTCAAATAAAATACCAGTATTTTTGTATTTTGAATGTTTAATATTCATTCCTAGTAGGATTTATTATAAATATATAAGGAGATATTACTCTTTAATATTTGATTCATCTAATAATGATTCTTTCTTTTTATCTGATGTAAAGATTAATTCTTTACCCATGGATTCGAGTAATGAACGATTCTTAGCATAGTTTTGCTTTGCAGATTCATTAAAGCCAGGTTGATCATCTATTTTATTTTGTTGACGACCTAATCTGTCTTTTCCAAAAGCATTATCTTGAGTATTAATATTAGATGCCTTTTCTTTAGGACGACCTAATGGTTCTTTTTCATTATACCCATCAGGTACATTACCTGGGTCGCTTTCCATTCTACCTTGCCCATATAATGAAGCTAAATCATGTGGTGTACCATATGAACGGCCTGTTGTAAGTGGATCATTACCTTCAGTTTCAATTTGATTCATACGGAACTGACGTTTTTGATCTTGGGCAATTAAATCTCTATATTCTTCATACTGGTCTTCACTTAAATGGAATATATGCTCATAAATCCAATCTGTAGGAAGCAATTTATTTTCCATCATTTGTGAAGCTAGATCTACTTTTTCTTTCATCAATGCAATCTTTTCTTGATCATATATGATAGAAGGTGTAGTTAAATCTAGTTCAAAATTAGTCATTTGTTCATCTCTATACCCTTGAGCATATAAGTGAACTAATGCAATTTTATATAATTCAGATAATAATATTCGTTGTAGTCTATCAATTGTACGACCAAAACGAATATCTTCAGCTGCTAATGTAGCTTTACCTGATAAATTTTCATCATATCCCATAAATGCTTTAGGCACTTTAAGGGCAGCAAATAGTTTTTCTCTTAAGTATTCAACATCTTCAATTGCAGCATATTCTAAACCTTTAGTAGTATCAATCTTTGTTGCTTGATCATTACCTCTAATAGGAATATAAAAATCCTCCATTACATTTTGCATGTTGTATTTTAAGTTATATTCACCTGTTTTCTGATCCATTAATGGAGTGCGCTTCATTGTAGAAATAGTTTTCTGCATGAAATTTTCTACTTCATTAGGTGGAATTGCACCTACATTAATATAGAAAATACGTTTTTCTGGTGCGCGAACAATCCTATGAATTAACATAGCATCTTCCATTAGTGCATATTGCTTATATAGCTTACGAGCAGGCTCAATATAAGATCTACCATATGGAAGATAATTTACATCAGATAATAATCTAAAGTGAGCAATTTCGTAATTATCAAATGTTATAGTACTAGCATTTCCTTGTGAATTATTGGGACCAGCATAATAACCAGAAGAAGAACCACCATAAATACCTTCTGGATTATAATTAAATTGTACTTTAGAAGGTGCTTCAGGGTCAAAATTTTCTTGTCTTTCAATATGGTATGCTGAGTAAGGGATTACATTAAATACACCAAATTCTTCTGAAATTTCTAGTTTTAAGAAAAAATCACCATATTTACACATTTGACGAGTCCAAGACCAAAGATTAAACTCAATATTAAGTACGTCATAAAATAAATTATATAGGATTTTTTGAATATCTTCATCTGATGATTTAATTTGAAGAATTTCTCCCATATCATTTTTAAGAGTACATTCATCAGCTACAATGTCAAGAGCAGAAGCTATAATAGCATCTGTATCCATTAAATCATAATCTGAGTAAATAAATGTTCTCAGATATTGGTAGTTCATATTGAACTGGGCCCCATAAAGAGAAGTTGAAGCTGGGTTTTGGTAAATTCCTGAGAATCTATCCATTAAAGCATTAGTTTCAAATTCTCCAGAAGTTTGAATGTGATCTGTATCGACTACTTTTAATTGATTACCCCCTACATTTCGTATTACTACGTCAGAAGAAAATAATCTCTGTAATCTTTTAAATAAGCTAGTATCAGCCATGAGTATATGTTATTATTATAAATATTATCTAATTTATAGAAGCCAACTAATATCTTCTTTCCCACCATAGGGATTTTCTATTTCATAAGGATTTTGAACATTATTAGTGTTACCATATCCTCCTGCAAATGGTGTTGTGTTTCTTGATATGCTATTCATAACAGCTTTAGATTTCTCTAAATGTTGTGTTTTAAATTTAAATGAAGTATCTCTCATAAACATAGCAATACCAAATGCCATAACAAGATCATCATTATAACCTTGTTGAGCTTCTGGTCGTCCATTTTTCCATAGGAATACTTTCATCTCTTCAAGCAAACGTTTTGATTGAATTGTAACATCTTTACCATTAACATATTCTTGAAATTTACCTACTATCATAGGTCTATTTCTAGATGTTGTAGTAAAACCAGCTACCATTTTAGATGTATCCATATATTTATCAAAATACGAATCACTCATTGAGGAATCACTCTTACTTGAATAAAATAAGTTATTATATCCTCTTTCTATTACTGTTTGAATAGTAGCCCAACCAATCGAAGCATTTTCAATTACAAGTAATGCTTCATTATATTCAGTAGCTATACCAACTAATAAATGTCCATACTCTTTAGTACTAAGTTGACCTTTATATTCAGCAACTTGAGTATTTGTTTCAATGTCTATAATATGAAAAGCAGAATAATCTTTTCCATCTCCACGAGCAACATCTGCAACCACAAGATAGGATCTTGAGTAATCAGCTGGTTCCCAAATCCATAAGTTTTGATCAGCGCCTCGTTTTTCAAGGGGATCTTTAATATATGTTTGTTCATAAAATTCTAAGTATTCAGCGTAGAATACAGTATCACCTGAGGTGCTAAAATCACAATCACATTCTTGTGCTGCCATTCTAGGATCACCTAATAATTCATCTTGTCTATCTCTCCAAGCTTGATCACGTTCTGGGTGTACATACCAAGGAAGTTTAATAGGTAGAAAATCATTTTCAGCATTTTCTGCTCTAACCCATGTTTGATGGAACCAATTACCTGTACCATAAGGAGTAGATAATGCTATACACCCACCACCAGTAGCAAGTGTTTGTTGAGCTGAGGCCCATATTTCACCAATGTTATCAATAAAGGCTGCCTCATCAATTAATAGAAGAGAAACTGCTTCTGATCTACCAGCATCACTACTTGCAGATGTTGCTTTAATCTGGGATCCGTTGTTTAACCTTAGTGTTAGTTTGTTATTCTCTTGAGCGTCTATTTTAAGCCAAGAAGGTAAATTTTCATACATAAATTTAACCTTCGTAACCATGTTTTTGGCTGTATCCTGCTTTGTTGCAATACAAAGTACGTTTTTATCCTTATGGAATAACATTAACCATAAAGAATAACCAGCACCTAAGGTAGAAATACCTAGCTGTCTAGATTTTAATACTACTGAATATGGGTTTTCTTGAAATAATTTTAAAACTTTTTCTTGAAATGGGTATAAATGAAAAGGGATACGTCCACGTTGTGGATGTTGAATAAAACAGTATTTTTTCATAAAGTGTATTGGGTCAGCAGCACACTTAATATATTCAGACTGAATTATTTTTCTTAAATCTTGACTCATTTACCTATTTTCCAGTACATACGACCTGAAACAATAGGGTAGAAATCTTTATCTATTCCTAAACCAAAACCGTATATTTGTCTTTTTTTGTTTTTATATAATAATTCTCCACTAATATGATTAATTGGAGATTCATTTTGAACAGGATTAATCATCCCACCTATCGAAATACCCCCGTAAAATTCTCTTTTGTTGAGGTAAATAGTATTAGTAATTGTAGTTGTTGGAATGAATATGTTGGATTGAACATCTCTCATTGATATTAAATTACGAGTAACTGTATCATTTATTACTATAGTACCAAGAGTATCAATCTTAATAGTATCTGTATAAAAATACTTCGCATAATAATCTTTTAAAATAGAAATAGTATCAATTGGAGTTTGGAATGTATCAATGTCTACTACTGTTTTTCGAATATATTTAGGTACA